AATAGCTGCATAACGCGGGGCGTGTCGTAGATGTGCGGGATCAGATCGAGCACGATTTTGCCGGTGAAGCGGATGCCAATCGATAGATGGTCGATGAAGTGATAGGTCGCGTTGTCGCCTTGACGCTGGCGCTCTTGTATCGCCTTGCCTGACCGCTCGTTTGACGGTGCGCCCATCTCGGCTTGATATTGGCCGGAAACCTCCATCAGTTCCTGGCGGGCAATCTGCATTCCCGACACATAGGCGGGGGCCATGACCGGCGGATCGGAGCGAGCCGGGGCTCGTATCTCTTGCCCGTCCTCGCCAACGTCGTTGAACGGCAGGATGGCGTGAGATTCGGTGTTGGCCGTTTCCCAATACTTCTCCAGCCCCTCGATAGCGCGAACCGAGCCGACGAACGGCGACTTGGTTTGCAGCGCGACGAACTCGGCAGCCCCGCTCGTCCAGAAGTTATACTGGCGCTGGCAGTCCTTCATCGCGCGGGTGTGGCCCTTGCGGTCCAGCTTGCCGTCGATAACCGTTTCCTCGCCGATTACGCGGACGATGGGGATATACAGCCCCGGCCAAGCCTTCTTCTCGACGACCTTGCCGCCGATAATCATGTACCATTCAATCGTGGTGCCCGTTGCGTCCCTCGTTCGCGTGTCGGGATCGGCCTTGAGCCCTTCAACCACCGCATCGGGCATAGCTGACTTGCGGACTACCTTGCGGTCGCCGCTTTCGGTGTCCATGTAGCTGATTAGCTCGTCATTATACTCGGTCTTGCGGAAATACTCAGCGACGCGGCAATGGTCCTTGTTGAGCCATGCGCTGCCTTCGCCCACCGCGTCCTGTGTCGGGATGGCATCCTTGAACTGGGGGAATTTGGCCGCGACCTCATCGTGCGGCATGTCGTCAAAGATGAAGCAATAACGCGCATCGCTGCCGTCTGCTTCGAGAATGTCGGGGTCCATATAGACCGATAGCGGGTCCTTGACCGGGCGAATGAAGATCTCCTGGTCTAGGCTTTCGTCATCAGCATAGTCCGTACATACGCGCCAATAGCCGATACCGGCCTCGACCTGGAATACTGTTGCGCGGTCATATACTGATTGAGCGTTGGAGATATACTCGATGTGGCGGACGATGGCCTGATAGACTTGTGCGGCTTGGTAGGTTGCGCCATTGCTCACCGGCCTGATGTTGATGGCGGGCTTGTTCTGGCGCGCATCGTTGATGATCTGGAGGTTGTGCTGGCGGGTCTTGTTAATCGTCAGGCACGGGCGGTGACTGTCCTTGCGCCCGTTGTAGTCGATGTCGTCCCACTGCCAGCCATTGTCGCTATCTGCGTTGGCGAACTTGCGGTCCTCGACAAAGAGAACTCGACTGTCGGCTTCCCACTCCTGGCACCGCAGGAAGCGGGCGCGGGCTTCCTTCATAACGGCGTCTGATTTTGCCATGTGCGTCCTTCAAGGGATGCGACGCTTCACAGCGTGGCGTTAGTGCTAGTTCAGCGAAACTCGCGCGTTCCAAGATTCCGCTGTTCGGGCGAATGGCTGCACGGGACAGGAGCCCTGAACAGACGCGCACCCGAAGCGGTTGCGATGTGATTCGGAAATGCCACGATCTAAACTTGTTCGATAACAACTCGCCTCATGACCACAGAACGGACACGCCTTCAGCGCAATGGTGGCCTGATATGTCGCCATGCCCTTATCGCCCCATCCATCCGCCACGTAGCCCGGTTGGACGGTCGCCGCCCAACGCAAGCTCTTTCTTCTTCTCGACCTTGGCGAACCGCTTCATCATCATGGCGTAGCGCGTGGCACTAATGCGGTCGTCGAACTCTTTGACGATCAGCCCATCGACACGGTGGTATTGGCGAAACTCCTCGAACCAGTCCTCAAGGTGATCGAACACCTTGAACCGGCCCGTCTCCATCCGCTCCAGCATCTCGACGATGCCCGCTTCCAGTCCATTGCCACCGTCAACATGGGTTGCCTTGTTGGGCAGCATCGCAAGGCCATGCTTGCGGTATTGATCCTTAAGCGCCTCGCCTGATCCCTTGTCGTGCTGCAAGCCGTCATGCGGCCATGCCCACGGTAGCCAGTCGCCCCATGGCTTCAATGCCCCCGCATGGTGCAGCGGGGTCTGTTCACGGGCAGCGTAGCAATGCGTTTGATAGATGCAGTCGGCGTCCTTGTCCCATGCCAGCCTTGCAGCGGCGGTGGGATGGTCCCAACCGAAGTCCAGCCCACCGATCTGCGGCCAATGTGCCGGGATGGCGAACGCTGCCACCTTGATCGACGATTCACTAACCGGGAATACCCGGCCCGAGCCTAGCTGCGGGATGCCCTTGGCGCGGGCCTCGCGCTCATGCTCGGGATAGCTTGCCACAATGGCCGCACGCTGTTCAGGCGTATAATGCTCAGCGTCGTCTATCGTCATGCGGGTGACGGAGCGGGTCACGCCTCGCGCTCACCTTGGAGGAACATGCGAACCACGTCCGACATGCCCTTGAGCGGGGTGAATGTGATCATCGCTATGCCCCCCGTCGCGTTGGTTCGAGTCAGTCCTTCGATGTAAATGTCGGCGGGTGGCTCTTCGTCGAACCACACGCCATGCAGCGTATCGCCTTGCCACTTGGCGCGGCCTTGCTCGTAGCTCTTGAAAAGAACCGTCGAGGTGCCCCCGGACACATGCTTGACGACCACGCTATCGAGGGCGTCGGGCTGTCCTCTGGATCGCTGTGTGTCCACGATGGAAGCGAATGGTATAGCACCCGTGCCCCACTCCTCTTCCTTCTCGGGGGGACCGACAAGCAGCTTTTGAACCGTGTCGCGGGTTGATGTCCCCGACTCCCCTGCCGCCCAATAGCGGCCCGGCGTCTCGAACCTTCGCCCCTGCCACCAGTCGGGATAGTTGCCCGTCAAGTGAATGGACCACTCGAACGAACCCGCGACCGTCTTGCCTAGCTGGTTGCCCGCCATGAACAGGCGCTCACGATGCTGCGCACCCGCGTTGTGGAACTCGCGCTGCTTACTGTAAGGTTGATACTTCGCCAGCTTGTCCCGCGCCGCGCGCCGGGTCAGTTCGGCCATGATCGATATAGCCTCCTGCGATGAGTGCCGCAGTAAGGCCGCGCAAGCGTTGGCGGAGTTGGTCATCTGTAAGCTCATCAAGTTCGCCCACCTTGACGTTCAACTCGGTTGGAATGATGCCCGCAACGACCCGTAGGTAAACGTCGGGCTTGTCGATCCGCACCGCTTCAATCGTTTTGATGCCGTGCTCTAACCAGTTGGCGTGAAGGTCCTGAAGGAATGCCTCGCCTAGCTTGTTACGTGAGCCCTTGGGCCTTCCGGGGTTGCCAGGCTTGAACTGGTGCTCAACGGGCGGGACTGGTCCCGTTCTATTCCCGTTGTTGCGGGTTGGCCTGGTCACAGTCCCTCGGCTTCCCAGCCTAGCCAGAAGTAATAAGTCATGACAGGTCCCTTGTGAAGAACGCGAGGGCTGCACCCATGGCAATCGTTACGGCCAAGGTGACGAGGGCCACGATGGTGATGGTTGTCAGAGTGTGCATCACTTGCCCCTCGATGCTCTAGCGCGAGCGCGTTCGGCCATTTGAAGATATGGCTCAATCTGATCCGTAATAGCGTCAAGCTGCCGTGCTAGGCGGTTGAGCACCGGAGCGCCAAAAGCTCCCAGTCCCCGCCAGAACGCCATGCGGTCAATGATCTTGTCGCCGTCCTCAGCCCATATTGCTGCGCGCGCCGTTTCCCACGTTCCGTCGCTTGGGGGGGCGGCATTCTGCTGACCGGATATGCCCATGCAATTTTGGTTTGCGTAACCAGCTTGCGTTAGCTGTGCGTAAACTTGCTGCGACTGCTGGAGCGCGGCTAGTTGGCTTTGCCCGCTGTAGACGTTCATCGCTCCGGGCTGTTGATTAGTCCAAGGCGGACCGTAGGTGATGCCGCCGGGGATACCGCTCATCACTTGCCCCTCTTGTATGAGTGCCACAGGATTGCGGCTTGTGCGCCTTCGTGCAGGATAAGCAGCGCGGCGGCTCCGACGAATGCCTGAACTAGTGAGTGGCCTATGTATTTAATCATCTTCGGTCAAGTCGCGGATGATACCGGCCTTGGCTAGGTCAAGCATGAAACAGGCGTCGGCTGGGCTTGGCGGCTCACCCCATACTAGGCGCTGAAGCTGTGATCCGGCAACTAGCAGGACAACCGATTCAATCTGGTCATACTCGCCAGCCTCTACCCGATCGGCGAAGTCGCGGGCATGGGCGGCAATGTCAGCGGCGTCATCGCGAAGGCTGACCACGTTGCCGTTGCTTACCGCTAGCTGGATCATTTGGTGCGCCCCGCCTTGGCGATCATCTCTTTGAGCAGGGCTTCCACGTTGGCGTCGATCTTTACGCCCTTGAACCCGCTGTCACAGTCGGCAAAGAACGATGAGGCGAACTGTTGCTGTTCGTGTACGCTCTTGCTGTGCGCCGCAGCGGCAAGGTAGCAAAGCGCGGCGGCAAGGGTCAGCGGACCATCAAGCTCGGACACGGCATAGCTTCTCCCGGTGATTGCGATCTTGCGTCCTGTAGGCGAGCGGGCCACTACCAGTCGCACCGGGGCAGCGATCCGAAGTTCTCGTCCGGGTGTTGTTCGTTCGGTTTCCACGGCTTGGTGTTGTAGGGTAGCCATGCGAGCCACAGGGCGAAGCGGTCAGGCTTGGGTTCGGGCTTGCGCTTCATGCGAGCCTCCCGTGAATAAGTAGGCGAGCCGTGATGCCCTCGATCAAGAGGCCATGCTCGCCTGTCATGGGCTGCTAAACGCGCCCACCCCGCTGGCGCTCCCGTGGGACGCTGCGCTCTGTTTTAGTAATTTACCCCGCCGAAGTTGCGCGTCTTGCCGGTCAATTATTTCAATAGGACGGCACTGAGAGGCTTTTCGGCGGGTGCCGCGCAGGGGCCTTAGTCGCAATGGGGCGAACCGTTTGCGCGGAAACCTGTGAATGGATACCGATACCCCTTACAGAGAGGCCGGGTGATACAGTTGGCTCGGTAAAACACCAACCCCTTCAACAAAACGCCCCAGCGGTGAGGCCGGGGCGCAATATGCGGCGCTGCTCTGGAGATTCTGAGCTACAATCTAAGGGGCCTAGAAACCCTATCATTGACCGGCGGGACTCGTCACCCGCGACCTGCGCCTTAACGAAGCGCCCAATCGCTACGGGGCGCAATGCAATCAGTATTAGGTTTCATCCCTTAGCGCATTTTCCAAACCGCGTCAAGGGGCGCGTCGTCAACGATGCAAAATAAATATAGTTCCGTCATGAGGCTGGCATGGTAGCTAGGGCTGCGAGACGGGGTGGTCATGGCTCGAACTCCGCAAAGTCCGCCGACGCTATCTCTTCCGGTGTGCAGTCCGGGTCGTGGCCCCAGCTTTTCCACGCCTCGTTTGCATAGGCGATGGCTTCCGCAAGGGTGCAGCCCGCCAAGGGCTTGATGTAGCGAGCATAGCGAAACACCCACAGCGTTTCGTCGCCAGTGCAATCTACCTGAAGGATGGCTTGGTCAAATTCGTCGAGCATCGCCTCGGTTGGTTTACTCACTGGCTTGGCTCCTTG